ATGCTGTGCTTTCAGGCTTTGCACAGTACATTAGAGAGGACGGAACATTTGAAGGAAACATTCTACCTGATTGGCTAAAGGAAGCAGGTAGAGACTTTGATGATGCTTTTTTACAGCCGATTAAAGAAGCTGTAGAAATGTTAGCAGGTGGTGTACTAGACGGAACAGGAGAACTTTTAGATGTTTTACAAGAAGCAGGTTCTAGTGTAGCTAATACAGTACGTCCTGCGTGGGAAATAGTACGTGAGGCAGGAAGAGAGTTTGATGATAATGCTTTACACCCACTTGAAGAAACTATTGAAGCATTTGGTGAGCCTATTGAAGATGCAGTACACGCTATAGGTGGTAGTGTTGCAGAAGTTATGGAACCTGTTAAGGAGTTCTTAGAGGAAGTAGGGCCAGACATTGAGGACACATTACGAGAAGGTGGACGAGCCTTTGATGATTACGTCCTACAGCCGTTAAAAAACTTACTGGAAGGAATACTAGACAACGTATCATTGGGCGGTGTAGGAGCAGGAGGAGCAGGAGGTGGAGCTTTGCTATCCGCAGGTACAGGCACTGGCTCTGATGATCTCTTTAAATTTAAAACACAAGTAGGCGTAGAGTTACCAGAGTTTGCGGAAGTAGAGTATCGTGATCCTTTTGAATCTTCGTTTCAGTCAACAATAGCATAGGAATAATAATGACTTACTTACAACTTGTAAATAGCGTACTGAGGAGACTACGAGAGGAAGAAGTATCTACTGTATCACAGAACAGCTATTCAAAACTTATTGGAGAGTTTGTCAATGATGCTAAACGCTCAGTGGAAGATTCCTATGAGTGGACAGCTTTACGTAATACACTAACAATTACAACACAAGCTTCTGTTTTTAACTACATCCTAACTGACTCACAGAATAAAATGAAAATATTAGATGTCATTAACGACACTTCTAATTTCTTTATGCAGTACCGTGGTTCTCGTTGGATGGACAACGCTTTCCTAATTGATAACGTACCTTCAGGAACACCGCAGTTCTATAGCTTTAATGGTGTAGACGCTAACGGAGACAATGGTTTAGACTTATACCCTAAGCCTGATGGTGTTTATCAAGTAAGAGTCAATGCTGTAGTACGTACTGCTGATTTTACTGTAGACACAGATAAACTGTCTGTTCCTTCTGCACCTGTAGTTCAGTTAGCTACCGCGTTAGGAGCTAGAGAGCGTGGAGAAACAGGAGGCACAAGTTCAGCAGAGTTGTTTGCAATAGCAGACAGCACTTTAGCAGATGCAATAGCTATAGATGCATCTCAGCACCCTGAAGAAAACATTTGGTATTCATAAATGGCTCAACAATTACAGAATCTTACTATAGCCGCACCTGCATTCTTAGGTATTAATACTCAGGATTCTCCTATTGATATTAACCCTTCGTATGCTTCTATTGCTGATAACTGTGTGATAGATAAGCTAGGAAGAGTAGGTGCTAGAAAAGGATGGAAGGAAGTCAGCACTAACGCTACTTCTCTTTTAGGATCAAGTCGTGGTATAGAGACTATCTTTGAATACATTGATGCCTCTGGGGATAAGGTTGTATTTTCAGCAGGTAACAATAAGATATTCAAGGGTACTACAACACTAGTAGATATTACTCCTTCTGGTTATACGCCTACAGCTAATAACTGGAAGATAGTATCCTTAGCAAACCATGCTTACTTTTTTCAAATAGGCCATGAACCTTTAATATATACTGATGAAAGTGGATCAGGTGTTCTTGAGAAGTTCTCAAGCCACTCACACAGCACAGGGACAGCACCTAGAGGTAATGAAGTATTGTCTGCCTTTGGTAGACTTTGGGTAGCAGACATTACAGGAAACAAGCACACAGTCTACTGGTCTGATTTATTAGTAGGTCATGGTTGGTCAGGAGGTTCTTCTGGCTCAATAGACATTACTACTGTATGGCCCACAGGCTTTGATGAGATAGTGTCCTTAGAGGCTCACAATGGCTTTCTAATCATCTTTGGAAAGAAGTCTATACTTGTGTACTCAGGAGCTACTTCTCCTGCTAATATGACCCTTACAGACACGATAGAGGGCATTGGTTGTATAGCTCGTGACTCAGTACAGCAAACAGGTACTGACATTATCTTTTTGTCAGCTTCAGGTGTGCGTAGTTTTGGTAGGACAATACAAGAAAAGTCTTTACCAATGAGAGACATTAGTAAGAATGTAAGGAATGATTTGTTAGCTTTAATTCCTGAACAAACATTGCCTATTAAATCTGTTTACTCTCCTGAAGATGCTTTTTATTTGCTAACTCTACCCAACAGTAAGTTAGTTTATTGCTTTGACATGAGAACAGCTATGCAGGATGGTTCTAACAGAGCAACTACTTGGTCTTCTTTAAATCCTTTATCTTTTACAGTATTAGAAACTGGAGAGTTATACATAGGTATTACCTCTGGTGTTGTTAAGTATTCTAATTACTTAGATGGTACTACTAAGTATCAGTTAAGGTACTTTAGTAATCCTATTGACTTTGGTAATACATCAAACCTTAAGTTTTTAAAGAAGTTTAACTTAGTTATTGTAGGTGGTCAGAATACTACAACTACTCTTAACTGGGGATATGACTATACTGAGGCTTATACAAAGCAAGTATTTGTTATAGGATCAAGTGCTATAGCTGAATATGGCATTTCAGAATATAATACAGACCGTGAATACACAGCGCATATAGAAGTCAACACTCCAAGAGTAAACACTAGTGGTAACGGAGAAGTTGTAACTGTAGGCATTGAAGCAGAGATAAACGCTTCTCCATTTTCTATTCAAAAAATTGACATACACGCTTTACTAGGGAGACTTATTTAATGTCCAACTATATCAAGACAACTAACTTTGCAACTAAGGACGCTCTAAGTACAGGAGACCCTAATAAAATTGTCAAGGGAACAGAGATAGATACTGAGTTTAATAACATAGCAACAGCTAGTGCAACTAAAGCTAACACAGGTAGTCCTACGTTTACAGGGACAGTTACAGCGGATAACGTAACTATAACAGGCACACTAACAGCCGCTACTATTTCTGGAGGGACTTACTAATGGCCTCACCAATTCAAAGAGAGGGTTTGTTACAAAGTCGTTTACAAAATAGGGGTCAAATGCAGTCAGGGATTGGACGGATGACGGGCAATGATAAGCAGGTAAATTCAAGTCTTTTCTCTGATCCACAGTTAGGACAATCACAGGGTGATCTGGCAGTCGATATGCGTTACCGAGGAGGGCCAACTCAAGAGCAAAAGGATGCTTTGATAGCTAATAGAAGAAAACTAGGCTTGCCTGACGATTTTGACCCATTCAACAATCCAGATCACCGTAACATACCTAATCCTGCCCACGGAGGGAAATCATTTAATGACCAGAGGCGTCAGCGGTCTATGGTACAACAACAACCTATTACTGGTGGTGGCTTTCCGATAACTCCTGCTTTACCACAAGGCGGTGGGGGTAATAACTTTGGTTTTACTAGAGGTGATGGTATGGCTAGTCTAGCTATGGTTCCTTGGGAAAACCCTGATACTGGTGAAACTTATATGGCTCCTGATGGGGGATACTCACCACCAGAAGGAAGTAGTTGGGTTAGGTCATCAATGGGAAATTTTGGTTATCCTGATCTTAACTTAGGACAAACAGGCATAGCTAACGACCCTGTACTAACTAACGGTAACAACACAGGTGGGTACTTTGATACCTCTGGTGGTGCTAATACTTACGATTCAAACCCTTACAACCCAACAACTTTACCTAACGGTTTAGATTATTCTGGTAATAACTCAGGTTACTTGGGTTCAGCTTTAGGTGGCTTATTCTCTGGTGATTGGATGGGGGCTTTACGAGGAGCAGGGGATTATTACTTAGGTCAGAAAGGTGCTGAGAATGCCTATGGTGCAGGAATGGCAGGAATGGAGATGGCTCAAGAATTAGGCCGTCAAGCCGCAGAAGGTTCTCAGTTCAAACCCTACACGGTTACAAGTAATCTTGCTCAAGTAGAGACTGATCCTAGAGGCGGTTATAACGTAAACCTAAGTCCTGCTCAACGAGCAATGCAAGAGCAAGCACTGGGACAGGCAGGTCAGTTCTTTGGACAGGTAGGTGACTATGATCCTTCTTTAGCCGCACAGCGTGGAGCAATGGGTGGTCTGTTTGGTCAATCACTAGGTGAGTACGGACAACCTACTGGTTTGGAAGGTTTAACTCAAGCAGGTATCTCAGGCGCACAGGAACAGTTTGGAAGGGCAGGACAGCCTTATGACCTTAATCAACTACGTGGTCAATTTGCAGGACAAGTTGGTAGTTACTTAGGTCAGCAACCTAATGAAGCTATTGGTGGATTAGGAGACCAAGCACTACAACTAGGTAGTCAAGGTTTAGGGGATGTGTCTGCGCCTACAGACATAGAGGCTTTACGTTCACAGTACGCAGGACTAGCAGGTCAAGCAGGACAAGGCTTGCTTATGTCACCAGAGGAAAGACAAGCTGACATCTATCAGTCTATTAGAGCAACACAGACTCCTGAAGAAGAACGTCAGCGTTTAGCTTTAGAGGAGCGTATGTTGGCTCAAGGACGTACTGGTGTTTCCTCTGCCGCTTATGGTGGAGCTTCCCCAGAACTCTTAGCTATGGAAACTGCTCGTCAGGAAGCAATGGCTCGTGCAGGTCTGTCAGCTAGACAGCAAGCTATGACAGAGCAACAGCAAGGAGTTAGTACAGCACAAGCATTAACAGGACTTACTACAGGACTCGCAGGTACTTCCTCAGATATAGAATCTGCGGCACAGTCACGAGCAACACAGTTGTCTAACTTAGGTTTAAGCGCAGAGCAGATTGAATCACAGTTGCAAAGTGAAGGACTGTCTCGTGCTACTACCGCAGGTACAACAGCAGGTAATCTTGCAGGTATGGCTTCTGATCTTGAGACCGCAGGTATTGGACGAGGTACTACCTTAGCTAACTTAGGTCTTACAGGGACACAAGCAAGTGACACAATGGGTAGACAGCAACTAGAAGACCTATTAAATCTACAGCGTTCTGATATGTCTAGCGCACAGATACAACAAGCACTACAGCAAGGAAGACTAGGCTTAGGCTCAGGAATGCTACAGGCAGGTTATATGCCACAACAGCAAGCCCTTGAGTTGCTAAGACAAAGCCAAGTACCTGCACAGTTTGCAAGCCAAGGTAATTTACAGGGGGCTAATCTTTATAGTCAACTAGGTGCGGCAGGTATTGAGTCCTACATGGGCGGTGCTAAGATGGCTAATGATATAGAATTAGCACAGCGTCAAGGACTCATGCAAAACTTGCTTGGCTCACAGCCAACAACAGAAGAACTTTTAATATCACAGCTTTTTGGAGTTGACCTTGATCAAGGTGGAGGGGGTTTACTAGAAAGCATATTGGGTGGATTAGGAGGACTCTTTGGTGGAGGTGGAAGCAGTGACGATGATGAAGAACGCGGTTCCTATAACCCCTATGGAGGATATTAAAAATGGCTAATATTGATATAGACTTGGCTCAGTTTTTTAAAGGAGGAGTTAATCCTAATAATCCTGCACCTATGCAACGTGGACAAGTAGGTATGCTTAGTGGACAAAGCACACCAATGGATAAGATACGTATGGCTATGTCTAAACTTGATCAAAACAATGTTGAAGACCTAGCTAAACTTGCTAAATATTTACAGGCAACTGGAGATACAGCAGGTGCAGTTAAGATGCTTAAAAGAATTGATGACATTAAAAGGACTGAAGCAACCGCAACTGAAAAACAAGCAGGGATAGATGCAAAGAACACAAGCCGTGCGAAGTTTGCAGAATACTTGGATAGAACCTACCCTAATAAAGGTTATGGTGCATTAGCCTTACAAGGTTTAATTACTCCTGCAAACATGAAAAACTTTATTAAGGAAGCTGATAAAGACACTAAAGTTGAAATAGCTAATTTAGTAGACACTAGAACAAATCAGTCAGTTAAGCAAATTAAACTAGTAGATGGAGTTCCTCATTCTATGGAAGGAACAAAACTAACTGCTCAGGATTTACAGGGTCGTGTAATTAGCAAAACATACGTTAAACCCTCTTCACCACTTGTGTCCACTAAACAGACTCCAGAAGAAAAAACACGTGAAAGAAACTTTGAAAGTCAAGGAAGTTTGTATAAAAGTACACAAGAAAAAGTACCTGAGGCACAGAAAAACCTTGCAACAGCAGAGGGTATTTTAAATATTGTTGCTAAAGGAACACCGACAGGCGGTGCAGGAGAACTCGTGGCTAACTTTGCAACCACTGTTCAAAGTATTTCAGAAGTTTTAGGGAGAGAAGTTCCTGATGAAGTAAGAAACGCAACTGCCGATTTAGCAAGCATGAAACGCTATGCAGGGGAAGCACTCATGCCTTTTATTGCGCAACAGGGAAGAGGCTTTACTGACACAGAAAGAGAATACTTTTTAGAAAATGTTATTGCAGGATACAACCAACCTTGGCAGTTTAACGAAGCTTACGGTACAGTCTTAAAAAGTAAAGCTTTATCAGACATAGAAAAAAATAATTTTGCTTATACACTTTCAATATCAGACACCTTGACAGATCAGGCTCCTGATAACCTATGGGCAGACTATGAAAGAAAAGTTCCTCGTTTAAAAATAGGAACTAAAGAAAGAGGAGGGCAAAGTTATGAAGGTGCCCTTGTTATTCAAGATAATGAAAACCTTAGTCAATATTGGACAAAAGCTTCTCCTAAAGGTTTTAAAGTAGATGCAGGAGGGGGCCAACCAATTATTGAATATTCGTGGGCAGATTTAAACGAAACAGCGGCTGACAGGGGTTTGAGCGTTCGCCAATTATTAGCCTTTTACTCACGCCAAGGGTATATAGTGGGGGGTATTTATTAATGGCTATAAAAATTCCCAAGGGTGTTGTTTTTCCTAATGAAGAGCAGTTAAACACTGACGGTCAAGTTAAAATTCCTAAAGGTGTTATTTTTCCTAATCAAGCACTTCAACAAAAAGAAATTGAAGAGGAAATGAAGGAATACTTTAGCGTTGCTGATCCTGAGAATCCTGCTGATTTGCCTACATTACCTGTAGAGGGAGAGCCAAAAACACAAGGAGGGGAAGGGCAAGGTTTATTACAGGACGTTAAATATAGGCTTTCTCCAATTACTGATCCTATATTAGAAGTAATGAATGCTATTAATTCAAGTGTTATAGGAAGTGCTTGGGATTTAGCTGTAGGAGTTCCTCAAGTTGGTATAGGGGCTTATAATAAAGCAACCACAGGGGAGTTTACATACCCTCCTGTTAAAAAACCTGTAGCTTTGACTAATCAAACTTTTGTGGCTGATCCAGATGCGGCAGAAATATTAGACAAGGGAGCATTGTACGCTACTATGGGTCTAGGTATGAATTTAGCCGCAAAACAAATGGTTAATAACTTAGGCCGTAACTACGCGAAAAATATAATTATTAAACAGACAGGAACAGGCGTTCCTCTTAAAACAGCTAAAGCACAGCCTTTCTTAGGGACTGAGGGAATTACTAGAGGAGTGGTAAGAGATATTGCTTCAACTCCTTTGTCAACGGAGGTTGGAATAGGTTTAGCTATGGCCGCGGCAGGTCAAGCAGGTAAGGCTCAGGACATGAAAGTATTGGGAGTTGATCTTCTTACTTTACCTTCTGAGTTAATAGGTGGTATTGGAGCCGCGGCAAGTATGGCTCCAAAAAAAGCACCTGCCATTTTGAATGCCTTTGAAAAGAAATTTGGAAAGAACCCTGTTTTTGTAGCAAGTGAGAAAATAAGAGGAAAAGCTGTAAGCCCTGTAGAAGCTAAACAAGCATTAGAAGCCTCTGTAGGGGAAGAGGTTTTATCCGTAGCTTTACGAACAGAAGACTCAGGTCTTTTAACTTTGGAGCGTTCTATAGCTGATACTGATCCTATATTTAAAGCAAGAATGGATGAAGGAATAGATTTAGCCCAAGCGTCTTTAGCTGACGAATTAAGTAAACTTACAGACCCTACTACTGGAACATATAATTGGGTAGCTTTTAAAGAAATGCTTCCTAAGATAGAACAAGATTTACAGAGACAGGTAAATGATAGGGTCACTGCGGCTCAAGAAGAACTAGGTTTCATAGTACGTACTTTTAAAAATGATCCAGTAAAAACATCAAAAGAATTTACAAAGGTTTTTGATGAAGTAATGGCTGATCTTACAGTTCAAGAACAAAGACTCTGGCAACCTATAAATGACTTAGTAAGTGTATCTACAACAGGTTTAAGAGAAGAGGTTGCTACTATTGTTCAGAATGCTAACAAGGCTCAAAACCTACCTGTAGCTGAAATGTCAGAAATATTAGGTTTTGGAATACAGAGAACAAGTAAGGGGTGGAGAGTAACAAATAAGAAAAAAGAAGCGGCACAACCAACGGTAAAAATGTTAGACGAAGAAGCACCTATAGTTTTGACTACACTTAGGTCAAACTTAAATCAAATGAGAAGGGCTTCTGCAAGAGCAACAGACTCAAAAGATCGTTATGATCAAGGTGTTTTATTTAAGCTTCAAGAGGCTATTTTAAATAGTTTAACAAGAAACGCTGACGCTGTAAACCCAGAACTAAGAGATAACTATTTAGCCGCTATAGGCTTTACTAAAGAAATGCACAACGTAACTTCTGGTGCTTTTTTAATGCCTAAAGTAATTAAAGCACAGCCTGAAAAGAAAGCCTCTACGCTACTTGGAGGAACAGGTCAAGAAGACATAGCAATAGCCGCAAGAGAAATGAGTGAACTGTCTGCACTTGCTCCAGATACTAACGCTACTTCTAACCTTCTAAAGAAGTCAGAACAGTTCCTATATAATAAGTTTGCTGATCAAGTTGACGCAACAGATTTAGCTTCTTTTGATCTTTTTATTGCGAAACACCAAGATTGGTTTAAAAGGTTTCCAGAAGCAGGGGCTGTAATAAAAGAAGCAAGACAGAAAGCTAAAAACCAAGGAATCGTGGTAAAGGATGCTTTAAAGGCTAAAGAAGCTGAAAAAACAAGAGAGTTTTATTCTATTGCTCAATTAAACCCCAATGCAGTAATGGATATTATTTTGACTTCTGCTAACCCTAGTCAAGTATCTGCACAGTTTAGAAAACTTTTATCTCCAAGTCCTGTTGCTTTACAGGAGTTTAAAGACCAAATAGCTAGAAGAATAGCCGCAGAGTCTATGCAAGTAGTGGATAAGCAAATTATTGGGTCAGGTAAACAACAAATAATAGAAACTGTTTTATTTGAGAAAGCTTTAAAGAAGTATGCTCCTTTAACTGGAGTCTTTAACACTAAAGAACTTAAAGGTTTAAAACTGTTACATGACAGGTCTAACCTAATAGCTAGATCAATTCAAGCTAAAGGTGGAATAGAGCATTTAGAAGGCCAAGGAACAAATTTAGCAATGCTTCTAACCGCTAAAGTAGTGGCTTTAAAAGCAGTTAGTGCTTTAGCAGGATCACAGTCTATTGTTTTAGCTAATAGCGCATCCAATGCCGCGACTAAAGCAGTTAGAAACCTTACAGACGATGTAGCAAATGATATTCTTAAGGAAGCCTATAAAAATGAGGAACTAATGAAAATATTGTTGACTGAAAATATAACACCTTCTCAATTAAGTGTGTTAAACAGCAACAAGTTTCAAAGTGGGCGGGTTTTATTTAAAGCCTTAACAGAAGGAATTTCACAAGACGAAGAATAAAAAAAAGCCCTCTAGGGAAACCTAAAGGGCTTTAGTTTTATAACTTGTTATAACTCTACACTATCTCACACGCTCCTCCAGTACACGCTAACTCTTGAGAACCTGTAGTATTATCCTCTTGTTCAAAATGTTCAAGGTCATTCCAATTAACACCCACAGGCATCTGCTGTACTAACTCCTGATACTTATCCTCGCTGATGTCTTCATAAGGAGCTTGCTGATACACATGATCACTAACTGGCAACAAACTAATCCCACTGCACAAGTCAAAGTTATTCCAAATCCACTGAGCAACTTCCAAGAACTCATCGTCTGTATAATAAACAGTAATGCTTGGCTTATGCTCACACCAGTGATTCTGGTAAGCCTTCCATAACTTAAGCTGTTCCATTGCACCCACCTGTTTGACTGTAACACTAGTCTCTGGTGACTTGACAGGGAAACTATAGACTAAGGACGCAGGGGACATAATGTCTTGCTCTACAGGGAATCCTCCTGCTGACATGAACTGTGCAAGCGGGTCTTTCGCGTCTGAACGAACTCTTCTAATGTAATGCTTAGAAAACCTAGGGTGAATGCCACTAGCGCTATCGACCAACTGAGACACAGTACCACTAGGCTTAACGCACGTAATAGCCACTGACTGGTTGATTCCCAACTTGTTTGCCCAAGCTTTATTAGTTTTGATTGCCACATCTTTTAAATCCTCCAACCACTTTGCTGACGCTGTGTCATTACTTAAGACCTTATGATCCATAATGCCTGTCAAGCTTAAACCAAGCAACGCCTCTTCCTCTGTGTTTCTCTGCCACAACTTACGTAGATACCTGAAGTCAGTCAGAGTAGCCTGTAGTGTCCCTATAATAGCCGCCAGTTCTACTTTTTCCTTGAGGGTAGCTTTGGTATCGTTAGCACGTACAACCACCTCAGACAGATTACAGAACTGATTACTGCGTAATATGATCTCACTGCAAGGGTTAGTCCCGAAGTCCTGCTCTGCGTCTCTACGTCCATTCCTAGCGGCTATCTTCTGTGCCGCAACTCTACTAAAGATACCACGCTCACCTGCCTTAGACTCGTACATATTCTGCATCTCAGACAGGAAGGACTCAAAGTCAGGCTTCTCTGTGTACGCTACGCTGTTGTTAGCTAGTCTACGGTGTCCTTCACTACGCCACCAATCACCCATCTTAGCCTTAGCCATGCGAGGATCGGATAGGTTGGACAGGCTAATCAAAGCAGACCTACGTACACCACCCACCACTACAATGTCAGCTATCTTACAGCAGATGTCGTGACACTCAATGGATGTCAGCTTGCGTCCTGTAGCCTTGGTGAACACCTCTATACAGAAGTTAAACAAATCTACCAAAGGCTCAGGGCCGCTTGCTCTACCACCGAATGTCTTAAGCCTTGCTCCTGCAGGTCTTACTTTGCTTACATCCCACTGAGGTACTTTACCTGCGTACAACATAGCTATCAACTCACGGAATGCAGATGCCCAACCAATCTTACTGTCGGAAACAACAATCACACTGTCAGTTTTATGGAAGGACTCAGCAACCATTGGTAGCTTGTTGATGAAGTTACGCTCAACACTAAAGCCTACACCAGTACCACACATCAGGACATACATCAACTCATCAAAGCTACGAGGTGAGTCTATGTGTAAGTAGCTACAGTTAAACCCTGCTACATTGTCTTTGTCTAAGGCTTCCCCTGCTGTCATCATACATCGCATTGAGGGCATTACTTTTAAGCTGTGTATTCCGTTGTACAGTCGTTTGGCTGTCTTCTTGTCAAGCTGTCCACGGTTAACCCAGAAGTCCACATAACGCTGTACTGTCTCCTCCCAAGTCTCTCTACGTTTCTCTTCAGGCATCCAACGTGCGTAGCGAGACTTATGTATAAACTGCTGATATTGATCCATTAACTATTCTCCTTGGAAACCATAATGGTTAGTTTGTTTAAGTACCACTTAGCTTTATTTAAGTCCTCTACCTGCTTGCCCTTATAGTCGTACCTCCAAAGGTACTTCATACAGTTGCCCTTGAGGTATCCTTTGAATGCTACTGAAGACATGGACTCCTCTATAGCTTCAATACACTCAATGTTGCCAGTGTTGTAATGCTTTGGCTTATTAACTAAATCCTCAAGTTCTTCATCAGCCATGTCTACATAAGCTTTCATAGCCTTGTCTATCTTGGGTACTTTTTCTATAGCAGGATGTTCCTTAGCTACCCTATCCCAATCAGCAGGAGTTGCGTCATTAAGTCTCATCTTCAGTATCCTCTGTAAATTTATCTCTATTAATAATTAAGCGATCTTCAAAAGCTTCCAAAATATCTTCAGGGGTTATGTCTAACACTTCACACAACAGAACAACATCGTACTCCCTTATTACTTCTTCCTTTAATTCCTCAAGTGTTAGTGACATTTTTATTCCTCACATACTTCAGTAACTCTTTGCTTGTCTTTACAGTGAAATGAGAGAAGCCTTCCTTATCACACCACTGCCCCATAGTTAATTTACTGCCCTTCCTTACTTTCTTGTTAGGGTCTGACAACACAAATACTAACTCCCAATCTCCGATAGAATCTCTTATGGATGTGTACTTCTGTGTGTCCCCTACTCTAAAGTAACCCTTAGCCTCAATCAGTATCTTCTTGTCTTCATGTACAAAGTCTGGAAGATAGTTCTTACGTATAATGTAAGGTAGCTTGTAAGGCTCATACTTAAACTCTTTATTAAGAACATCGTAAAGAGCAGACTCAAGTCCCGATCTAAAAACCTTCTTCATCTAGTATGATCTCCTGTACGTTAGGTTCCTTAACTACTTTACAAAGAAACTTAGGAGCGTAGGAATAATTGAATACTCTTAAGTCTGGGTAGCAATGTTTTTTGAACTGACAGTAAGAGCAACCAACGGAGAGTTTTAAGTTTCCTGACTTGCCATCGGGCAAAGGCTCGTAACAAAGTAACTCTGGTTCTGGATGCTCTACTAGCTTTTTTACATGGCGTACTCTCTCTGCTATATCCTGAGACAGCGCATCGTAAAC